ATGTGGGAAGTAATGGAAACTAACATTAAGCATACTCACAATCTTGTTATGCGTGTTGCTAAACTTGCGCCCGAACTTAGAATTGTGAGATTGACTTCAGACATGATGACGGCCTATACTCATGAAGATTGGGCTTACTTTTACAAGCTGCCTGACGTAGTTAATCGTATGGAGCAGTTGTTTGCACCCATTGGTGAAACTGCTAGAAAGCATGGTGTTAGGCTTTCATTTCACCCAGGTCAGTTCACCGTACTAGCTAGTGAAACTGATCAGATTGTAGAAAACTCTATCCGAGAATTTGAGTACCACGTTGATATGGCTCGCATGATGGGTTATGGCAAAACATTTCAAGATTTTAAAATCAACGTACACATTTCAGGTCGTAAAGGTCCTCAAGGTATTATTGACGTACTACCTCGTTTGTCGCCTGAGGCTAGGAATATGATCACTATTGAAAATGATGAAATGACTTGGGGCTTAGATGCATCACTTGAACTTGCAGATCACGTAGCATTGGTCCTCGACGTACATCATCATTGGGTAAAGACTGGTGAATACATTGAAGCTACTGATGATCGCATCAAGCGAGTAATTGACAGTTGGCGTGGAGTGACTCCAGTAATTCATTATTCAGTATCTCGTGAAGATTACTTAGTAAATCACTGCAAAAACACTATGCCTGACTTGAAAACTTTACTTGAGTCGGGACATAAAAAGCAGCACCTTCGTGCTCATTCTGATTACTATTGGAACACAGCGGTTAACGATTGGGCTATGTCACATACTGAATGGGCCCATATGATGTGCGAAAGCAAAGCGAAAAACCTTGCCAGCTTTCAACTATACGATACATATATCAACAAGGAGAAAATCAATGTTTGAAAAGATAAAGAGTATATTCAAGAAACCTGAAATACAACCAGAACTTTTAGTAGAACAATCTACTAAAGAAACTAAGACAAAAAAGCCCAGAGTTAAAAAAACTAAACCAGTTGCGCCTGAGTTGACTGCAAAAGAAAAAGCAACAATGGCAGGTGAACCATATATCAATATTTTAAAAATTGACGTTGATCCAAATAATATTAATAATGGTGCATTTGAGCTTGACTGGAACGATAAGTTTGTGATAAACTTAATTAAAGCTGGATACAAGCTTAGACCAGACGATGCTGATGCTGACATAGTTGATCGTTGGTTTACACAAGTATGCAGAAACGTAGCATTAGAAGTGTATGAACAGCAACAAGCTGACCCAGACAATCGCAACCAAATGCGAGTAATTCAAACTAAAGACTTGGGCGATGGTCGCTCAGAGGTGAGTTAAATGAGTGTAGTATCAAACATAAACCTGTTTAAACCTGATTTTATGATAGATTGTTCTAAGCTAAAACAAGCATCCGACGTATATGGTATTATGAAGAAAAACGGTATAAAAAAGATGTACTGTTATACATTTTTCTATAGAAAAGATATGCTTACGTTTGATATACTAAAAATAGGTGAAAGTTGTCCTTCCCCCAGTCCCGGGACGAATGCTGCTATAGCAGAGAGAGTAGGAAGACAGATAGCGTGGTTAGAAGGCTGGAATGACCAACCCAAAAGCGATAACGGTATTGACTTTTCATTGAATATTAAACGCGAGATACAAAAAGGAAATTTGCCTACTAATGTAGTCAACAGGAACAATATTTGTATAGGAGTTTGGAATCTAGATATTAGACCAGTCCTAGTCTTTGTTGAAAAAGATAGGAGCGTTACAACTTGGGCAGAAGGAACATTAGCTCAGCAATATAAAAATAACAACGGGGATCGACTACCGCTGTTAAATTATAAAGATCCTACTAAAAACACCGCGTTTTGCAAGTCTTTTGTGTCAATAGCGCATTTTGATGATATATTTACCCAAAACTGCTAGTAATCAATAGCATAATATGCTACTATATAAAAACTAACGACAATCTGGAACTATTCAATGAAATACGCACTTGTAGATACTGCTAATACTTTTTTTCGTGCCCGTTATGTGGCTTCACGTAATGCTGATGCTTGGCAAAAACTGGGTATGGCACTACATCTAAGTTTGGCTTCTGTCAATCAAGTTGTTAGAAAGCATGGTATTGATCATGTGGTGTTTTGTTTGGAAGGTCGTAGTTGGCGTAAAGACTTTTACAAGCCTTACAAAGCTAATCGTGCGGTAGATGAAACTGCAATGACCGATGCTGAAATAGAAGAAAACAAAATGTTTTGGGAAACGTATGAATTGTTCACTACATTCTTGCGTGAAAAAACTAACTGCTCTGTTATTCGTCACCCCGCTGCTGAAGCAGATGATATTATTGCTAGGTTTGTTAACTTACATCCAAACGATGAACACATTATTGTATCATCTGATACTGACTTTATACAATTGATTAGTGAGAACGTAAAGCAATATAATGGTATTACTAATCAACTAATCACACTTGATGGTTATTTTGATGATCGTGATCGTCCAGTTGTTGATAAGAAAACTAAACAGCATAAAACACTAGGAGATCCTCAATTTATTTTGTTTGAAAAGTGTATGCGTGGTGATGCTACTGATAACGTATTTTCTGCTTATCCTGGTGTTAGAACTAAAGGTAGCAAAAACAAAGTAGGCTTGACTGAAGCTTATGCTGACCGTGGACGTAGGGGCTTTAATTATAATAATATGATGCTACAACGTTGGACAGATCACAATGGTGTAGAACATAGAGTACGTGATGACTATGAACGCAATGTTACTTTAATTGATCTTACAGCACAGCCTGAAGAAATCAGAAATCAAGTAGACACCACGATTCATGATACTGTTAAGCTAGATCATATTCCGCAGGTTGGTATTCACTTTATGAAATTCTGCGGAAAATACGAACTGACAAAAATTAGTGATCAAGCTGAAACTTATGCTCGTTGGCTAAACGCTCCCTATAAAGGTAAGTTACATGAAAAAAGTATTTTATGAAAAAGTAGGTAAACGATATAAACCTGTTAAAGAGTATGATGATACTTTAATGAGTGCTTTTCCTAAAGGTACTCATTTGGTTGTTTGTCGTCCAGGAATAACATCTTATTCTTATCAAATAGATCCAGCCTTTGCTACTATGTTAGCTGCTGGTAAATACGCTGAAGATAAAATGTCACACGCTATTGTTGAAGGCTTGATGGTTAGGCCGAAGACTATTCCTACTACTGAGCGTCAACGAGAATTGTGGACTGAACTTAAAAACAGTTTTGCTGATCAAGATTTCGTGATTCATGGCGCAGCCGCTGCTGATGCTGCACGAGAAGGTATCAAAGCATTAGAACAAGAAGTAGAAAAGATGTTAACTGTTCCGGCAGTAAAACTAGCCTACGATCACTTTATAATGGTATGGCAACTAACAAAAGAAAAGGATGAAACATAATATGAGCGATAAAACTAATGCACTTAATGCACTGAGAAAAAAACTCATGAATTCATACGAATATATGAAGTGTGCTAACTTAGCAGAATTTAAACAAAGACTTCAATGGCTAAGTGAAGGCATGTTGAAAAATCACATGACTGGTGGCGTATCTTATACAATCAACATGAAAGAAATTGAACTATATCAAGAATACCGTGAAAGTCGAGATCAGATTTTAAGAGACGTTAAGAACTTGTGATTAGCGAACAACAAAAGGAGTAATATGACAGAATTAATTGCAAAACCCATAGTAAAAAATCAGTACTGGGTAATCACTGACGGTGATAAAAAAGTAGGTAATGTGATAGCCGATCAAAACGGGTTTGATGTAAAATTAAATGGTAATAATTTACATTTTACTAGTACAGAAGATATCAGAAAGAAAACTAAAATCACTTTTGAATCTGTAAAAAACACAAAATCTAAACAAAACTATCCATTCCCTGAGTATCCCACTACTAATAAAGTGTATAACTCAGTTATGGATATTAAGAGAAAGCTACACTTGTTTACTAAAACAACTAAAAGTAAATGTTTTTATGTAGCAGGATGGTTTGTTGTAAATCAAAACGGTATAGAACAACTAACTCTTTGCCCGAAGTATATCTTTATTCAACGATATTCCTATGTAGGACCGTTTAAAACTGAAATTGAAGCAAAACAAGCACTAAATAATACATGATACACATAAAGAAGTTTATAGATAAAATATCTGCTATGGAATCTAAACAGAATAAAGACGTGGTAATTCCTATGCAAGAAGCTAGAGGTTTAAGAGATGAAGTTGCTAAACTGTTAGCCGACCTGTACGAAAGAAACTTAGAAAAAGATAATACAGAAGAAGTATTGACAGTAGAAATAACGGGCGGATCGTTTAAGTGAGCAGAACTCAACCAAAAATTTTAATGGAACATGTAGACAAAACTACGTACAAGTGTGATCAAATAGTAGAAGCTGCTGGTATATGGGCAGTTTTTTATGACGGTCAGCCTATTAACTTAAAATCTTCACATTATCTTGCTAACGAAACTGTTCCCAAATACAAGAAAACAAGTTTTTCTAATCCTGGACATGCTAGAAACTTGTGTAAAAAGCTTAACACTCAATTTAAAACTAATAAGTTTACCGTTGTTTTTATGACGACAGGACGCCAAGTGTATCCTGATCAGGATAATGAAGCGTAGTAAGTTAGAAATAACTAAAGCAGTTTTAAATGAAATTCCACATAACCTTACTGACGACCATGCTTTACCCATTGATAAAGTAATATTCAAATGGTGGCAGGGAGGAAGAAGTGGTTATGGATTGAGGTTATCTGACGAAGGCTTTGAAGCATTCACTAAAGCTAAAATCGCATATTACGAATTTCCGCTTTTATCTGACAAAACTAACTTAGCACAACTTCTTGCTAACTTAAATAGTTTTATACTAACACTGAATAAAAAGATAAAATGTCCTTTTTATCTAGATGCTAGAGTAAGAAACGATAAGAAAACTATCCCTACAATAAGAATCTATGACGACAAAATTGCCATGATGGTAACTCTTTATGGAACGTTACAAGAGTATTTAGATTCATCAGCTTACAAGTAAATTACCCAATCTAATTGATCTTTAAACTAATAAATAGTAGTATATAATAAATATAATTAATAGGAGAGTGTTATGTTGAAGTATCTGTTTAGACCGTATTACAGTGTTTTTGAG